CCCCTTTCTCAATTTGAATTTCAAAAAGGGCAATATTTACCCATTGATTGCCTGTTTTCAGCTGTACAAAGTCGTAAATAGGTGTAATTTGAGATACTTCAAATGTTCTCTCAAAATACTGCCAGTTCTCATTCGCTAAAACCTGTCCCCTTTCTATGTCTCCATCATAATATTTTATTGGCCATTCACTACCATTTGTTCGTTTTATCCAGCCGGAAATAGTATAAATGCCTATTTCTTTCAATCCATGAAATCGTAGGTAATTATTATAACCTAATACCTGCAATTGTTTACTTTTACCTGATTTATTAGCCGGTATATCTACACTATCATTTATTACAGCTTGGTAAGTTTCTACAAATGACCAAAGAGCTAAATTTTTTGTTCCGCCAGAAACAACCCTTTTAGGTAGATTAGTATTAATACTAACATCTCCTTTAGCTTGTTGTGCTTTTCCGTCTATATTGATAATTACAGAGCTTGGAGTATTAAAAGATAGCTGCAGATTCGTAGATTCTGTGTATAATATCTTTTTAATAGGTTCCGGTTCTACAAGTTTTACTGTGAAAGTTCCAAAACTCTGTCCTTCTTGCTTAACTTCGCTTAGAACCGTTTTGTCAGAAAGAAGAATATCATAAACTCTAGATTTGAATGAAAATATATCAACGATAAACCTTTGGGTGCCTACCTTGGAGAATTCAGATGTAAACAAATTAAATTGGTTTACCATTAAATCCCAATCATTCCCTACTATAAAACAATCTAATTCTATTATACGCTCTTCATACTTGGGTTTCGAATTCAAATTATATTGTCTTCCATTTCTTCCTGGCCAATTATAACTTTGACGTTCTTTTTGCTTTAGATCATCACCTAATCCCCTTGAAGAAGAAACTTTAATTCCAAAACTCTCAAAGTTTTTACCATTTATGGACCAGTTTATTTTTCCCATGATCTCTGATGTATTATTGCGTTTCCTTTAACAGTTCCACCATATTGAAAAACTGTAACTTTTGTATTTTCTTCAGCTTCTATTTCAACTGTAGCTCCATCAGCAATAGTTATTATCAAAAAACAATAGTCTTTTGCAATAATTTTTATATTCGATTTATGCCGGATATATATTTCTCCTATGTGGTGTTCGTCATATTCTAATTCAGAATTAGATTCTCCGAAAAAGGCAATCTGTTTAGCGTTTTTTTTCTTTGCTTTAGCGTCTGTATAAAGTCCATAATGAGAGGTTGTTTTATACTTTCTCAAAAGACCAAGTGAAGGAAAGTCCTTTTCCATGGCCCAGTCTGAGCCTTTGAAAAACATTTTACAGTAATCTTCTATGGAGGCCTTAGACATTTTATTCCTCCACTCTTTACAAATACCTCTTTCAACTGCTAATTTTATTACCTCTTTCATAATCCTGCTGGTCTAAGACCATTGTCTTTAGTTACTTTATTATTTAATTCAGATAAATCTTTTTTCATCTGATGAAGATTGCTGGTATTGAATTCTATTTTTGACATTTGGATAAGTTGCTCGCGTAATACTGCGGTACTTTTATCATGCATTTCAATCATTTTTCCTTGATTAATTCTGATAGCATTCATTTGTCCGGCAATTACGGACGCTGTTTCTTCACTTACACCCTTTATTGCTCCTTCAAGTCCTTTAGGGTCTGTTTTTGAGGTGTCAAAAAATTCTTTATACTGTTCTAAGAATTCCTGCTGGCTTTTGGTAGCATTTTTCATTCGCTCTTTGAACTCATTCATTTGCTGAGCTGTCAGAGGAGTAAATGTTCCGGTTCCATCTTTATTTATTCCAGATTTTTGAAGCATATCATCGAAAATGCTTCCCATGCTTTTTTCAAGGCGGGAACGAACCCATGCTTTTGCCATATTTGCGAAAACATCATTAGCCTTTTTGTCTATGGAATCAAGAGCATCTTCGCCTTTTGTTAAAGCCTCTACTAATCCATCTGTCAACTGGCTAGCCATATCTTTGGCATCAGTTTGAAGAAAATCTTTTGCGATATTATCTACCAGATCCTGATATTGACGATCAAGAGATTTAATCTGCTCTTTATACTCGTCCATCTTTCCGGAATCACTCTTCTTTTTGTCTCCTTCAATACGGTACATTTCACGGAGTCTTGCCTGCTGGTCTCTGATGTTTTGTAAACTTCTTTTTTCAGCATCATACTTATCAGTCCCTAAAGCTTTGTTGGCTGCATAAGCTAAATCTTCGTAGGCAGACTTAAGTTCCTTTAAAGCTTCTGCTTCTCGCTTTATAGCACGTTCTTTCTTTTTGTCGTTATTGAACCATCCGGAAACAGCCTTAATCATTCCCCCTATGGCTTGAATACCTCCCGCTACTGCTTGTACATAATTACCAGAAGCTAAACCTTTTATCGCATTACCTACTCCTTCTTGCATTTGGTTAAGACCAGACATAGTTTGTTCGATATTGTCAAGGATATCCCCAAATACATTATCCGTACTCAATCCTAAATCTTCAAAAGCTCCTCTAACTGAGGATATGACAGATCTTATACTTTCAAAATATTTTGTCACAGAAGCTAAAGACTTGTAAAGCTGACCTAAAACACCAGCTTGTTTTACTTCTGCTGCGGAAAGATCTTCTGAGGCCTTTTTTACTCTTTTTTTAGCTTCTTCATATTTCTTGTAAGCTTCCTTAGCTTCATCAGCACTCATTGAACTTACATTCTTTAAAAATATTTCGCTTAATGCAAGCTCTTCATTTGCCGCCGTTAATTCTGCTTGAGCTTTCTTTACATCTTCAGAAGCATTACGATAATCTTTCCATGAAGCCATTATTGCCTTTAATGGATTTGAATCGTTTAGTCTGTTTTGAACCTCATTAATTTTTTCGGAAACTATTCTATAATCCTGTACTGATAGATTAACTTTATTAGCCTCTCTAAACTCTATAAGCTTTTTAAGGATTCTTTCTAATGATGACTTTGATACAAACTCTAGTTCTCCAAAGGCAATTTCCCAATCCTTAGAAGCTCTAAATGCTTCTACTGTTAAGGCAGACAGTTGTTCACCATAGGCTTTTTTAATTCTTTCCCTTTCAGAATCATTCTTAGCAAGCTCTAAAGCATCATTTAAATCCTTCGTTATTTTGGCTTTTTTCTCTTCGAAAGTTTTATGATCATTTAATAGCTGGTTGTAATTGGTTTCAATTCTTCTCCTTTCATCTTCTTGCGCCTTTACAATAGCCCTTTCTTTCGCTGCTCGCTCTTCTTCCGTGGAATCACCTGGATCTAATATTTTTAATCTATCAAGCTGTGAAATCAATTCATTGCCAGAGAATTTTGTTTTTAATACATCAATCTGGTAACTAACTCCTTCAATATATGTTTCTAGACCTTTGTATTCTGATATCGTTTTAGATATGAGAGCTAAGTTTTCGGAAGTTTCTTTATCGCCTTTACCTGATGATATTAGTTTTTTAACAGCAATATCTGTTTCCTCTAAATATTGTAGAAATGATTTATCTTTTATTTTAGGAAACATTTTATCCACAGAGTCTTTGGAATACCCTTGTTGAAGAAGCTTATCCCGAACCCCAATTTGGCGTTTAGTTTCGTCCATTTCTTCGCTAAAGGTTTTGGCCTGTGATTCTGCTTGTAGCTGTCGTACTTTCCGGTTTATGTCCTCTACACGCTTCTTAGCTTCTTCTACAGAAATAACTTCACCAGTGTAATAAGGCTTACCTTTTTTGTCTCTTTCTGATCCATATTTATCTACTGTACGAAGTTTAACCATTCCATTAACCGCAACCTTTCCAGCATCCTCAATTAATTTCGCTCTACGCTGTAATTCTGCAATAGATCCTACCGGAAGAATCTCGGCAATCTGCCTTCCTTCTTTCTTTGTTTTCTTTAATGAGTAATCATACTTCTTTAGCTGCAGATCAGCTTCCCGGATCTTTTTTATATTATTATTCCATTCTGTACCTCCAATCTGCTTTCCGCTCATATTGTCGTTGGCGTCAGATGCTTCTTTCTTCTGAGCTTCCCAAAAGGCTTTATTTTTATCAACAGGTTTTGCAGCACTTTGAAGAGAGCTTAACTCTGCCTGTGCTTTTTTTATTTCAAGAATAAGTGATGATACGGAAAGATTGGAAAGAGAATTACCAAGCTTGATAGTCAGGATATCCGCATCTTTTAAATGCTTATTCTTTTGTTTATGCTGGAATAATTGTGATTCCAGACTTTTTAATTCGTTTTCATAATAGGTTTTTCTTTGCTCAACGGTCATGTTGGCAATCTTTTCAGATTCATTTCTCCTATCAAGTAAGAATTGTTGTTTTTTTAGTGCTATTTCTGCTGCTTCAAGATCTTTTCTATAACCAGTCATCCCAGACCAATTATGAGATTCTAAACCTAAAGATTCTGCGGATGGTCCGGTGATACCATTTGTACTTAGAATTGTTTTTAGATTCTTTATTTGTTCTTTCGTCTTCTCGATATCACCAATAAGAAGATCTTTATCTTTTTTATCTTTTTCCTTTGCAAGCAACTTATTAGCTTCTACCAAATCCATAGTTGCAAGAGTTTCCATAGAAATACTCTTTAACAAGTCAGGATATAGAGCTAATAATTTTTCATAATTCAGCCTTTTTTGTAAAGCAGTAGCATAATCACTTCTTAAAACATTTAAATACTCCTGTGTCTTAGAGGTTAATTCATCTAGTATTTTAGTGTTTTTCTGTCTATTTTCAGCAAGAGACTTTTCCGCTTTTTCTAAAGCCGTTGTAGTATCACGTAATTTGAAATAGGCATAAATAAGCCCCACAACTGCAACTGTAACCAATACATAAGGATTACTCAACATTGTAGCGTTTAAGAATGCTTCAGCTGCGGCTAAAGCTCTTAATGAAGCCTCCCTTAATTGTTGAGCAGCAGTAAGTCTCATTTCAGATAAAGCACTTGCATTCTTAGTAGCTATACTCAAAGCTTCCTGAGCTGTTTCAACCCTCGTGGTAGCTATTTTAACCTCCTTAGCTGCATTAGAGGCCATAATTGCCCCCATGGCTGTTTTGTCAGCCTGTGCATTTGCTAACTTGGCATTTGCTGCAGCAAGTTCAGTTTGAGCTTCCATTAAATTAGCCTGAGCCTGTCTTTCAATAACTAAAGCTCTTCCTAATGCCATTTTTTCTGAAAAGCTCATAGCGGCAATGTCCCTTGTAATTGTTCTACTCCGGAAAGCCTCTACTGCTGATATAGTTATTAATGCAGCTCTATAAGCTCCATATACAACTACTAAAGCTTCAATTATATTTAAAACTTCTTTATAATGATCTACCAAATAAGCAAGAGCATCAATACCTTGTCCTAAAGCTCCCTCCTGGCTTTGTCCAATCTTATTAAGCATTTGATCCCAAGCATCACCTAAATTTGATATTTTACCGGATAAAGTTGCTGACTGCTCTTCCATAAGGTTGAAAAACATTCCCCCCTCATTGGTAAGGTTAAACAGTACTTTTTTAACGTCTTCAAATCCAATCTTACCATCTGAAACCATTTTGGCAATCTCAGAGTCTGCCTTACCCATGGCTTTTGCTAATTCATGGATCATTGGAATACCGGCTTCTGTAAACTGTCTAAGATCGTCTCCCATCAATTTACCTTTAGCCTTTACCTGTCCGTAAACAAGATTTATCCTTTGAATTGGCACAGAAAGTCCGGCTGCAATATTACCCATACGGGTAAGTGTATCTACTACCTCGTTTGCTGGAACCTGAAATGCTAATAATTGTTTTGCTCCGTTAGAAACATCTTGAAGAGAGAAAGGCGTTTTAGCGGCAAGGTTTACCATTTGCCCCATTAGTTGTTTCGCCTGCCCTCCATTACCGAGCATTGTAGAAAATGCGATTTCTGTCTTTTGAAATTCTCCACGAATATTAATAAGCTCCATAACGAAGCCTTTTAATGCATTTGCAGAGAAATACCCAGCTATTCCCAGTGACAAGTTTTTAAATGCAGAATCTATCTTACTGGTCTCTTGTTGAACAGTATTATTCAATCCTAAGATATCCTGACGCATTTCGTTTATGCCATTACGCCATTGCGTCAAGTCGATTCCTGCACCGAAGAATAAAGATCCCTGAGTATTGTTCATTACTGGTATTGCTTGAGTTTTTCTATAAGCTCATCAGGACTCTGTTCTGTGAGTTTTATAGATTTGGTATTTGTATTAGTTTTTTTTTCGTCGTCTTTGTCGTAATCGTAATCCGGGCCATCTATTAGCATCCGTTGTACAATTCGCCAATCAACTTCCCAAAGCAGGTATTCTAAAGACCAACTGAAATGATGACATATTTGCCCTGCATTTCCGTATATGGAATTGAGACCCTTTACTCTATCGGCTTCGCTTTGGTCGGGCGGTTCCCGTTCATCAATGCCGTAGAGGTCATAAAATTTTGATAATTAGAAAATTTCAGTAATTCTAAAGTGAATTCCAGAAGTTCTTCACTATTGAAAGATTTCAGAAAATGCTTCTTAATAATAGGTTCCATGAAAAACTTATACTTCAACATCCATTTCGGAAGTTCACTTTCAATAGCTATGTAAACAGCATCTACAGATAATTTTGCATTATCTCTTACCGCCTGATATTGTGCTGAAATAGTTTCGGCTAATTCTCCACTGGTTAAAGCTTCTTCATCAATTTTCATTTTTATGAAAACATCTGACAGCTTTATCATTTTGCCTAAAGTGATTTTACCTATTCTCCAGGTTCTTTTCTTACCCCAAAAGAATGTTTCAAATGCATACCCTTTTCCAAGTAACAAATTGATCTCTTCTTGTTCTAGTTCTTGATTTCCCATAGTTAGAAAAAAGCCCGCCCATAAATACAGACGGGCTTTTGATTTAAAAGATTATGCTTATGGAGTTGTAGCCAGTGGATATTTAGGCATCGTGAATTTTTTAACACCTGCTTTTGTAGGAGTCATAATTTTCACAGTGACAATAATACCCATCAATGCATTTTTACCCATTGCATCGGTAAATTTTCCTGTAATTTTTGCTCTTACTACATTGAAGCCAAGCCCCATTTCTGGAACTACTTTAAAAGACTTCTCAACTGTAGCCGTTTTATCTGGTGGTTCATAACCCCCATCAGCAGTTTTAGTTCCCTTGAATATCGCAACAAGAGCATCAGCATCCGGGTCCATCAATTGAAATTCAAATCCAAGGCTACCGCCTCTTGTAACTTCAAATTCCGGATCATCTGTTTCTTCTGATTTAAAAGTGGTCGTTGCACCATCTTCTGTAAGGATTTTAAATGAATCCTCTAAGGTTTTGCCCAAAGCTTTAAATGTGGTGCCAGCACCACCATCTGCAGCAATATCAGCAAATAGAACTTCGGCAATTCCGTTATTAAATAGTCCCATTGTTATATTTTTTTTTAGTTAAAAGCGTTCAGGATCACCCTGAAGTTTATATAGTTTGCGTTTTCTGTTGATTCTTCCAGTTGAATATGATTTTCAACTGACAGATTGTATTTCTGGTTTGAGTAAACCTTTTCAAGTATTTCGTATACCTGAGAAGCTATTTCTTTTAGCCTTTTTTTGTTAGGAACTTGAACAATAGATCCACCATTATTTACTGAAAGATTAGGTACATAACAGTTGACATTAAAAACACCATTTTGCATTTGTGTACCAGTCATTGTAAGAGAATTGATAACTATATCCTCGGTATTTGTTGTAACTCTCTTATCGATGTATATCTTTCCGGAGATATTAGGTTTTTTAGCGTTTAAAAGCTCTAAAATCCAGTCCTTCCCATCAATTACTGTCTTCATTATAATAGTTGTCTTAATAACAAAGGAACTTGTGTATTTGCCATCTGCTCAGCACTGGTTAATACATTTTTCCCTGTAGATTCTACATAAAGAGCGTACTTCATTCCTGCTACGACGATCAAAGCAATTTCACTTTGTCTACTTGCTAATTCTAAAGCCAGGTCTTTACCTATTTTTAGTCCATCTTCTGTGGAAGTTTGCGTTTGAGCAGCAGTATTCTGAAAATTCACATCCAGTATTCTTCCATTAACAACTATTACATAGCCAATAGAATTTCTAAGGTTGGCAGTACGATCTAAGTAATTACCGTTTAGTCTAGCCTCATTAACGGCTCGCTCTCCTACATATCGAAGAACCCGTAAAAAAGAATTAGTGACATTTTCAGATGCAGCTTTGAAAACTCTATCTATATCACTCATTCTATGTTTTGGTACTAAAGCCATATCCTACAATTAAAAAAGTCTCTTCTAAAGTTTACTACCATCCCTTCCACCTTTATCAAGCCATCAGTATCTTTTACTCTAACCTTCAAGCCTTTGTTTATGTCAGCACAGCTCAGTGGCAAATAAATAATTGAGGTGTGTATATAAAATTCACTGTCCTCAGTTTGTTTCTTTTGCGTATTACCTTCATCTCTACATTTCCCCCAGTCTTTCCACTCTTCTGTACCTACTGTCCATTCTCCGGTAGTTTCATCATAAACACTTTCAGCTTTATTGAAAACTTCAAGTGTATACGGGTACTGTGGTGGAATCATAGCCATTTCTTTGTAATGTCTTTAATTGTTTGGGTTGATGTTTGGTCCGGTTTTCCAAGTCTTCTGGCTATCATTTTATAATATGCCAGCATACCATTTTTATCATAGCTTACTGAATAACCGCCTTCGCTTACACTGGTTGGAGCAAATAGGACGTCGGGGAGTATATTGTAAAATAGCTTATCTGTATTTGTATTCTCGTTGTACTCGGAATCCGGATTAATACCAGCTTTTTGCATTTCAGCCTGTAATAACCGATCGGAGTAGACAAACGACCATTGTGACATTTTTTCTTTTACGTACTCCCCGACAGTCATTATTTTTTAGTTTTTACGATTAAGGTCTTCTTAACGTTGTTCAATGCCGGAATAGCGAATGCAGTTCCTTTGGTTGAAAGAATCTGCGGGTCTTCCGTTCCCCATGTCTTGATTAAGATGAATTCGTCTCTCACAGCTTTAGACATTTCTAATCCTGTTTTGATAGTGAATTCATCAGAAAGAGTGTGTTTAGTTGCGCCAAGAATAGGAGAAATAGAGAATGTTACGTTACCAGGCTCCCATCCAGTTAAAGCCGATCTGGTTCCAGTCTTGTCTTCTTTTTGAACAACAGAATTCCACACTTTGAAAGTTGGTAATCCTTTAGAGTTTAACTCAGCATTTACCTGTTCAAGGGTTACGCTTGGCAAAACAGTTGACTCGGAAACTGGAACGCCCAAAACGAACATTTTAACATTGATATTCTTTAGGATCTTGTTAAGCAATTTGCTTTCAAGGGTCATTGTAGAATATCTATATCCTAAATCCCCGGCTTCTTCTTGCCATGCTTCGATTTCAGCAATAGGATCAGCCGTTGCATCACTAGCCCAATCTTTTGCAGAAGAAACAGTTTTAACCCCATAGTTAAGCTTAACAGATTTAACGCCAAGGTTGTTATTGGATAATGTTTCCATTTTTCCCGTAGAAGCAAGCTGTTTTGCTTCGTATTCCAAACGTGCGTTTACTGCATCTAAGCAGAAAGGAGCATCTTCGTAAATCATATCAATCATTTGATTCTTCACGGATGCGTTATTTGGGAACTGTAAAGCTGCAGCTCTTAGTTCACGAATTTTGAACATGTCATATTCGTCTTTGTCTCTGGCAACTTCCTTTTTAGAGATTTGCCCCATAGATGTTTCTACGAAATCACGTCCTTTTCTGATTGCTCTAGAACCTAAAGCAACAACATCGGCCATTACTTTTGCTCCTGCTGCCTTCTCAATAGATTTAAAGTCAAGTCCTGTATTGAATTCTAACGGAAAGAACTCACGGTAATGCAATTCTCCTAATGGATAGGCATCGATAATCGCTTTCCAATCCGCTTCCTTGAATTCAGGGACTACATTATTAGCATTTATTTTTACTTGATCTGCCATTGGTTAAGTTTTTAGTGGTTATTAGTTTTTACCCTGATTACCAAGAAGTGAGTCTTGGAAGTGCTTTTTTAATTAATGCAACACCGGCTTGTTCAAGGTCTGGAAGAGCTTCCGCCCTGAATGTGGCTGCAATAGCTACAGCTACCAATGGAAAATCATCAATAACGATATCATGAGTAGTTAAGCCGATTGCTCCAGCCAGATTAGCTTCTGTAAGAGCTTCATTAATTACATTGAACTTCCCTTCATCACCCGGAACCAAAACAGTTCCCGCAGGCAAAACACCGTCAGTAAATCTTGTAGATGCAGAAGTCTTATCTACATGTACTCCACCTGGATAATGAGCTGTGATTTCATCAAACACAACTTTCTGGAACCCTGATGGTCCTGATTTAGTTATTTGTTTCATTGTTGTACTTGTTTTTGATGTAATTCGCAACATCAGGAGAGATTTCTCCTTCTTTAGGTGTTTGACCGAATAGAGGAACATCTTTAGACTTTAGCTTTTCATTGCTTGTGTCTTGCAGGTACTTATCCTCTGCTTCTTTCACAGTAGTAGCAAATGCATCTATTTCGTCATCTTTCTCAAAGGTTTTCCCTTGAACATGAAGACCGTAAAATGATTCGTTTACTCCTAATTCTTTGAGTTTTGAAACTAGTTTTTCTGCATTGGTTTTGTTGACCTTTTCAGTTTGTAGTCCAGTAATGTATTCAGCTTGTTTATCAAGCTTTTCAGTCAGAGTTTTCGCCCATTCTGGAACATCTTCACCGCCCGTTGGCTTTGGTGGCTCTGGATTAGGAGTTGGCTCAGGTGTTGGATTTGGGTCCGGTGCTTTGCCTTTTTCTAATTCAGCTACTTTGGAAGCTAACGTTCGGTTTTGGTCTGCTAATGATTGGAATATTTTCAAATCATCTTCAACCCCTGCAACGGCAGTTTCAATATCCTCTTCTTTTTCGACCGACCTCGCTAATTTGTTAGCGATTCCTTTCAAAATTGTCTCGCTTAACCCTAAATCTTTGTATTTAGTTTTAAGTCCTGATAAGATTTTCTCAAACATTGTTTACGAATTGATTATTAATTATTTCTGTCGTAACAAATTTACTTTGACTATTGCATTTTTAATATCCTTTTATTTGCTATTTGATTGCTTTTTGTTATTTTTACAGTAATCAATTATTGATTATTACATGAGCGATAAAAACCTTCAAGAATTAAGAAAAAAGAGAATAGCAGACATGACTTTGGAAGAATTGGAAATAGCTATTCTACGCCTTCATAACGGAATGAGAGTTACAATGGACTTGAAGGAGTTTTGCGAAACATTAAATAGAAGTGAAACAACAGTAAGGAACCATTTGAGATGCCGACATTATCCAGAAAGCTTATTAGTTGGTGGTTATTCTCGGAATCGTGGAGATAATTACCGCTTTCTTAGAGAAGAGGTTTTACAGTGGATAAAAAACAAGGAAAAAAAAATAACATAAAAACATTAATATGAAAACAAATGTAGTAATGCATAGTTCCGATAGAAACTTGTTCGGAACTATAATCAGACAAAATACAAAAGATGGACAGAGTTTCTCTGTTTCCGATTTACAGAAAGCTTACAATCATGCGAGATTTCAGCATGGGTGGAGTTTGAAAAGGATAGATAATGTAATGACAACTAAAGACTTTCAAGAAAGATGCTATCATATTCTAAATGAGCGAGGTGTCATAAAAACAACAATTCATGGATTTATGGAAATGATTGAAAAAGAAGGAGTTGTAAAAGTACTAAAAGGTCTTAAAGTTTGGAAAACTGGCGGACGTGGAGAAAATAAGTCAACATTCTGCGACCCTTACATTTGGGTATTACTGGCTATGGAGCTGAATCCGCTTATTTATGCTAAAGTAGTCATTTGGCTAACTGACAGCCTAATATTTAACAGGGTTTTGGCAGGATCTGATTTTGCACCAATGAATAGAGCTATTGCAAGTATTGTTTCTGAGCCAGACTATCCAAGATACGCACGAGAAATTAATCTTAAAGTTTTTGGTAGGCACGAAAGGGGAATAAGGGACACAGCAACACAAGACGAACTTAGACTTATTTCTGATGTTGAAAAATTCATCATTCAATCTATTGAAATGGGGATGATTGCGAATGAAACCCAGTTAATAAAAGTAATCGAATTATATAAAGTGAGGAAGCTGGTCGCCTAAATGGAATAACTATAAATATTACCCATTTCGTCTAACGGTAAGACCCTGGTCTCCAAAACCAGTAATTGAGGTTCGAATCCTTGGGTGGGTGCAAAGCTACATATGAAAAAAAAATAACCCGCATAATAGCGGGTTATTTTTATCTTCTTTTTAGCTTGAAAGTTACTCGATCATTTGTATTACTTTGATCATAATATTCAGCTATTGCTTCATTTCCATCAATAGAAATAATATTGTAGTATACCTTAAATCCACTTACAGATGCAGTAATTAAACTCTTATTATCATAAGTATAAGTTCCTGAATAATTACTTTTATTAGAGTAGCTTTTATAGGTTCCGTCAGCATTGAACGCTGCCCATTGTTTTAGAATAGTTGCGTCTATAAATTTTCCATTTTCATCTTTGAATGCCATAAGATCCCAAGTTCCAGTAACATTATACCTAGTAGAAGCTTGTTCATCTCTATTATCTGAGGAAGAACATGAAGTAAACACTGTTCCTAACGTAATAACTGAAAGGGATAAAACTGTAAATATTTTTCTCATAATATAAAATTTTCAGTGAAAATAAACATTCCTTTTCATTCAAAAAAACGGTTTCCCGTAAAATTCTAATCTTTTTTTTAAAATCACAATACTCATTTTTGAGTATAACTTGATAATCAATTAGTTTCGGCATTCTGGATGGGTGTTAAAAACTTTACACCCTATTTTTTTCTAATTCCTAACCAATCTAGTGTTTCAGGATCATAAAAATGGGCATATTCGCTCCCTGTTTCAATTAATTCATGAATTTCACAATTTAGAATTCCTGCAATTTCTTTAAGTGTTTCAAATTTTGCAGTCTTTAAACTTTTGTATAGAGCAATATAAGATATTCCCATTTTTTTAGCCACTTCTTCTAAAGTGATATTATTTCTTTTAGCAACTTCTTTTATCCGAAGTTCATTAGTTTTTAAATTTTTCATAATGCAAATATATTTAGCTTATTGTTAATAAACAAATCAAAACATTAACTAAAACGTAAATGAAATTTTTCATATTAGTCCCGTGAAGATACTATTTTTTCTGAAACCCAACCACAACATCCTTTCAATCCTCTATCTTAATAAGCAATTCACAAACATCTACACTCAAGTATTCTGCTATCCTATAAAAAGTTTCTAAGGAAGGTTGAGCTTCATTATTACACCATCTCGAAACCGAAACAACTCCAGTTTTAAGATGTTCCGCTAATTCTTTTTGTGAAACACTCTTTTCAACAAGTACAATTTTGATCCTATTTAATTTTTTCTTTTCCATATCGCAAAGATAATATATTATATGCAAACTAGAATAACTTATATTTAAAATATAATATTTAACAAAAATTTAACATTTTATATTGTTATATTCAAAATACAACTACATATATTTGTAATATAATTTTTGATACAATAAATATAATTAAATAAAAACAAAACGATATGACAACTCTAAGAAACAAAGTAGAAGCAAGATTATTAAAGTGTAACAGCGAAAAAGCAGTAGCTGAAATGATGGCAAAGCATTACGAATATGCAATTAGAAAATACACAACATTAAAAACTATCTGCGAGTGTATCGTAACGCTTGACTAAAAGGCTATTAACTCTAATAAAATAATAAAGATGAAAGATATTACTAAAAATGAAGCCTTTCAGAACAAAATGAAAGCAACCTTATATAAGTGTAGTAAAAACCACAACACAAAATTATTATCAATGATTAACAAGCTTAAAAAATAACATCAATATGAAAAATTCAATATTAACTAAAGAACATACATCTGTAAGCTTAGACGCTATACGTGAAATACATGAGAAAAATAAACAGCTTCTCAGTCTGGGGTATATCTCTAAAATAGAATTCTTAGAAAATAATTTAATTCTTATCAATGAGCTAAGCAATTTTGATTCAAAACCCAGTATTAAGCTAGATTCTGCCATAGACGAATTTTCGATAGTTAGGTTTCGTTTAAGAATGCAGCTTTTAAAAAATACAAGTAAAAATTAATTAACAATAAAAAAAAATATAAAATGAAAAATTTAGTATCAACAGCCAAAGAACAAGCGGTTATAAACATTATTGCTGATCATCTTTTTCACGATCGTATTTATGATGGTATACATACGGTTTTAAATGCCTTTGCACCAAATGAAACTGATCATTCTCTACAAGGTGTATACAACGGTATAGATAACGCATTTGCGCTTATGGACATTGTAGATGAAGCTTTATGTGGTGAACTTACAGATATATTTTATAATACAACATGTGAACCACACGAAATAAGAACCGTAAATGAATTAGCCGAGGTTATTTATTACTCATGGTTAAAATTCATCAAAGATTATTACACAGTAAAAAAAGCATCATAATATGAACGAATTAATAAAAATACAAGACAACGGCGGTCAATCCGCCGTGTCTGCTCGTGAACTACATAAGTTCTTAGAACTTACAGAGCGCTTCTCAGTTTGGTTTGAAAGAATGTTACAGTACGGTTTTACTGAAAACGTTGATTATCAAGGGTGTAAGTTTTTTAACACCCTTGCAAATCAGACACTTACCGATTACGCTCTAACTATAGATTGCGCAAAAGAAATTTCAATGCTTCAAAGGTCTGAAAAGGGTAAACAGGCAAGAAGGTATTTTATTGAGTGTGAGAAGAAATTAAAGACTGGCGGTTTTACTTTACCGCAAACTTTCGCAGAAGCCTTAAAACTTGCAGCAAATCAAGCCGAGCGTATAGAACTGCAATCTATCGAACTTCGTAAACAAGCGCCAAAGGTTGAGTATTTTAACGAGGTTCTACAGTCTGAAAGCGTTTACAATACCAATCAGATAGCAAAAGAATTAGGCATGAGTGCTATAACGCTTAATCGAAAACTATCAGATATGAAGATACAGTATAAACAAAGTGGTACATGGCTATTATATCACGTTTATCAAAACAAAGGCTTTACCAAGACCAAGACGCATACATACACCGATACAGAAGGCAAAACACAGACAAGTATGCAGACCGTATGGACTGAAAAAGGTAGGGCATTCATACATCACTCAATTAAAAAGCTGCAAAGCGCATAAAACAAAGCCCGATTAATTTCGGGCTTTTATTTTGCATACTTTCTAAATGCTGAATGAAGCTTTAAATTTACATCATTCTTAACTAATTTATGCCAGTAATCTATATTTGATTGCTGGTATTTTTTATCCTGAATCCTGGCTTTTGGTTCACGAAGTAATATAAGAAGGTTAGAAAGGTTGTTCCGGAGGTTGTTGAATTTTGGATCTACTTCTGAATAAACGTATTCTAATGTATGTGTAAGCTTTTCGTAGATTTCCTTTAGGCCTTTATCAGAGTATAGGTGAAAGCAGAAGTAAGGTAGTTCCGGCTCTTCATACCCAAAAATAACATTCTCACAATGAGTCAGGAAATCCATAGTCAAAGCCATGAAAGTAAATTCCATTCCCTTAGTGAGGCGGTTGTATTCTTTTATTTCTTCTGGGTAAAGTTCCATTGCTCAAATTTACAAAAACTTCTTATTATCAGCTATAAAGTCAGGCTTTCGTTTCCAGTTTTTCATCTTGTCAGCATTATCTTTATGCCATTGTACGAAATTATCTGGAACATCACCAACATAGTTTTCTGAGGATTCTGGAGGGAGGTTCTGCCCGGCATTTAGTTCTTTTATAAATTCGGTCTCTGACTTCATAATCATTGTACGGAAGCACTTACATCCAACGTGCCATTTGCTCCAATCAAAATCCTTTGGGTATAAACCCTCTAACTCATCACACATGTCATAATGTTTGTGAGAAGGAGAAAGATGTATTTTCTGCCCTACAACATCGTTATTTGCCTTGATTCGAATTTGCTCAGACTTTCTATAACCTCCATTAATTATATCAACTGATAATCTAAGTGCATTTTTATGTGCGGACCTATAAACTCCTTGACCCGGATGATAGCTCTGAGCATTTTTAGATAAAACTAAGTTCCCGTGCTTGTCTCTTACTCTACGAAATAACTTATCAGGGTTATTCAAGTTTGATTTTATTGCTCTTGCCAACTCTTGAGCTGACATGCCTTCTTTAAAAGCTACTTCTATGGCTAACTCGATGTTTTCTTTTGCCTGCTGTGAAATATTCCACACTCTTTCTGAAACGGTGAATTTACCTGCTTTTCTATTCTGAAATGCTTCAAGTGCTTTTTGATTGTGAGACTGGTTTGCAATCTTCCGGATCTCTGTTTCATATATCTTCGGTGTAATCTTACCTTTTACGGAACCTAACCGAGCTTTTAAAATCTCATCTACTTTAGCATTTGCGAAATCCCACTCATATTCCGTGTAGGTCCTTATAGAATTTAGCAGGTTATCACGATAATTTACCAGGTACTTATCTACATCTTTTATGACGGATGGGTATTTTCGGAACTGAAACAACTCATCTTTAAGTTTAAGGCGAACAATTATAGAGGAACACGACAATAAAAGCTCATCAAATAGTCTATCGATAGCCAATAAGTACTTATTTATCCGTTTCCGGTGTAAATCGTCGTGATTCTTCATTACGCTTGCTCAATCTTAAACAATATCTTTTCTGCTTCTTCCTGATCTGTTGGCTGTGGGTGGTTTATATACTCAATTCCGTTAGCCGGTGAAGCTGCAGTAAAAGTTTTGTCAGCATTTATTGTTAAACTGTTCCATGTATGTTCTGAAAGTTCCTTTTGATAGTTGGTACAGAATGTCTTTCCGTTCTTTTCTCGGAAAACTTCTTTTTCGTAGCCATTGTCAACAAGGAATTTGTAGAAATTAAAGTTGTTCATCACTGGGTTTTATTTTTTTTTTGTAACAAGGTGAATTTTTAATACTGTCATAAGTTTTTTTAAGCTTCTTAGCCTCTACATGTAAGCTTTCAATTTGCAATGACTGAAATTCATAGTCTTTTTTGTATTTGTCTCTACATTGAACATATCCAAACGTTCTACCTAAAGAAAATACAATTGTTGCTACCATTGTATATAAAATAATCTTTGGAATATTAAATTTCATCGTCTTTTATTTTTAGGTTTAATACATTTAGGTTTCAGATTCTTTTTACCGGATTTTAAAATGCCATACTTTTTCATGGTTGTATTTTTTCACATTCTTCTGGTACTGCAGATACTTCCCTTTCGCTACCACAGGCCAAAATAAGTTCTCTGGCTCCGTTAATTCTTTTCACTACACCTACAACCAGTCTTTTGTACTGATCAGGATCATGCCTGAGGATTACCCAGTCACCTAATTGTATTAATGTTGGAGTAATCATAACATTTCTGTTGCTGCTCTTTGTTCTTGTTCTTCTTTAATTTGCTCTGCCATTTTATCCGGGTCCTTAATGCCGGCCTTCTCTCTGGCATATTTAGATGAGTAAAGCTGATTATTACCAGATAGCTCCATAAGCTTAGTGTAAAACTCCATTTCGTTTTTAACTACATAAGGTCTAATGTTAGCGGTAACATCTAATTTCAAGTTTCGGAACTTCACATTGAAGGCCTGTAAGAATTCTTTAATAATAGACGCTCTTCTTCTTAATGCCGGAACATATAAGGTAGTTTTTCTCATTACCTTTAGATGCGGCTCTACAAATACAGTATCTGCATTTCCGGAAGCGATAACATTGGCCATGCTTATCACATTATCAAATGAGAAATCAGGAGTATATGTAAAGCTGTGAATGTTATTCTTTAAGTTTTCAATCTCTGAACTCTGATTCTCGTTAGCCTGAGGGGGCGCAACGAATGCAGCCTTTGCACCTTCTGACATTTGGAGTACTTTGCCTCCGTTATTTTTCACAAATGAGCCGGTAACTTCTCCCTCCAAGGTAAGAATAGGTGAATTGAAATTCTTATTAGAAACACGGATATCATAGCAAGAATCTTCCAGAGCTTCAATTGTAGATTGTACGTCTTCCCATTCAACCTCTTTGTTATAATAGTAAACAATTGGGATCTTGCCAATAGGGTTAACAGCTCTTTCTTCTGTCCATCCGTTACCTTCATTTCTAAAGGTGATTATCTCAGAATCGGTATAAACTTCGAAAATTTGTATTTCTTGATCATCGTTTTTTATAGTAAACTCACGGCCAAAGCTTGCGAGATTAGCGTTTAAATCAAATACAGGATATAGTTTATATTCTTCTGGGGTTAGAAGCTTTACTTTTAACTTAAACATAGAGTTAAAGCCATAGTCATCATTATCACCTGGAACAGCATACCATAATTCTGCACATTCCGTCCATCTTCCTACCGAATCAGATATTTCCCTGTCAACAAACTTAACATCATTCTTAGTGATAACCTTTCCATGCACATCAAATAAAGTCGTATCCTCAATATTATTAGTATACTGAACTTCATTTCCAAATAGGAAAGAAGTAGCTATAAAAGTAACCTTCTTTTGATAAGCTAATCCAGATCTAATAACCGGGACCATTCTTTTCTTAGTACTTTCTTTTCCATTCTCATCTATTACCGTTTCTTCAATTTCCTTATCTGGATAATTGAGTTTATCTACACAAACTTTATGCTTTTTAGGATCAAACTCTTTATTATACTTTTCAATATCAGGCAAAGGAGTCTTTCTTTTTTTGAAACGCTCCATTTTTTGATCTATTGTTAATTCTTGTGCCATGGTTATTATATTAGGGAAGCAATGCGCTTCAGGTTATTGTTTACTGGTTTGTTAAAGTCAAAATATGCTCTCATTAATATCATATCTCGGTAATCCGGAGACCTTCCTATGTTTTCTTTAATTGTTGCTTTATTTACTAAGGTTATCACGTCATAATTCGGGTCCTGCTCTATGGTGTCTAGTTCCTCTTTTATTCTTTCCTTTTGCTCTTCCGATAATTCAGCAGAAATAAACATTAGATTCTTATTGATAATGTTCTCAGCCAGGTATACTAATAACTGTGTCTGAGCATTTTTATATTTCGGAGTATCTTTTTCATCGCCCAAATCTTCATCGAATGGCCTGCCGTTATTATAGAAACCTATGATATCAAGATTATCTACAACTCCTCCACCTACTCCGTCGGCATCAGCAATACAATTACTCTTCGGTATATAATACTTCTTTTGTAAGGCCTTGATACAATTCTGTATTTCCGTTGTCTTACTTATTTCAAACTCATGAACCTCTATAAGTTCCCAGTCGTCCCATACACCAATAACAGCTAAGTCGGAACCGAATCGGGCAACATCGGCTGTTATGTATTTCTGAGGTTTATTTGTTAGGTGATCATTCCGGAATAAGTCAAGAATCTTGTCATAGACACATAGCTTATATGGATTATCATCATATTCCCAGTTGCCGTTTAGTAATCTTTCTTTCTTTGCTTTGTCTTTAGTATTCTGGAGCTGTTCAATATAGAGCTTATCAATAAATGGATTATCCTGAACGAATGCTTGTAAAAACTTCTGTATTGGCTTTAGTAATTCCTCTTTATACGGCTTATAAAAGTGAGAATACATCCAATTCTTTTTCGGGTTGCAAGTGACAAACATTTTAGGAGCCAATCCTAGTTCCTTGTTCAAGTGCCTTCCGATACGGGTATTTAAAACATCAAATGCACCAAAGTTTATCTCTCCACCTTCTTCAATCCAACCTCCGGTATATTCTAATGAACCGAATCTTTCATATAATGGATCACTTGGTTTATGACGGAGGTCAAGCATGTCAATACGGGAGCCATTTTTAAATTGAATGTAGTTATCTTGGCCATTGTAATTCCACTCATTTGAAGGTACTTTGTATTCCTTGCAAACCTTTTGAAAGGTTATTAATGTAGAACTACGGATACGCTTTAGCTCTTCTCTACCTATAAACCATTTAGTATTTGGATATAATAAGCACATAAATAAAAGCCAGGATGCACCGGTCCATGATTTCGCTCCACCTGCAGCTCCACCATAACAAAACTCTCTAGTTTCAGTATCAGTTAAAATAAATAACGCCTGCTCTTGCTTTTCATGTCTTTCCCCATTATGGGTAGTTATGAAATCAAAAATCCCTTTCTTAAAAGCAATTGTTTTAAGACGCAAATAATCAATCGATATTTTCGGAGGATTCTGCATTTAATAAATCTCTTATTGTATCATCGGAAAGTTTGGAATAATCAACAGTTTGTTTTGTTTCCAATAACATTTCATCCTTTATACCTTCGTCTGACTTAAACAAAGTCATAAGCCTACTTGCATACTCCATTCGAGTATTAACACCAACCACCGCATCATAATAAACTACTTTGCCATCTTCGTCTTTTTTAATACTTCCTTCTTCGTCAAATTCGGGAGTCTTCATAGTTCCCCCTAATACAGCTCCTATCTGGAAATTATGTAGGTCTTGGAAGGTCTTCTGCCTTGCTGACTTCTGAATGTCTAACAAATCAGGATTTCTCCTGATTCGACCATATACAGAAATATATGTAACATCCAACATCTTTGCGGCCACTGTTGGTTGCCCATTAGATTTAATCAGAGCTTCCTTTAGCTCATCGTCTGTATATGAATCTACATTAGCCATATTAAATATTATTAATTATTACAGTCCTAATTCCTCCTTATCTACAGTTAGATAAACAGGCTGTAAAGGCTGTCCAAATGTCATCATAGAAAGGTAAAGACATTTCGTTTCCTTTATCTTCTCTATCTCTTCGTCAGTAAATTCCCAGCAGCTTATTGCTTGGCCATCTTCTGATTTATATACTGGTAATGGTTTGTATTCTGGTTGACCTTCACCGTACATTACATTTGCTTGCGGAAAATTCTTTGGTGTCATAATTATTATTTTTTTAAGTTAGGTGGAGTAATTAGTGGTTTCTTTGGGAAATGTGATTGCATTTTGTCCGGGTTATCTTGTAATTCTTTTAATCGCTGTTGAAATTTACTCGGGTGTTCTAATTCTTGTTTGTAGAATTCTTTACCAATAATTCCAACTCCTAATAACTCAGGATCTCCAATAAATCCCATTCCTCCTTTTCCATCAATCTCATACATCTTTTCAAATTCTTCCGGTTTAAGAGGATAAAACTCTCCATTAGCATTCTTAATGATAAAGTCTCCTACATCAGCTCTTTTCTGTCCTTCTGGTGTCTCTACATAAATACATGTACCGTTATGCCAGGCTTGAACTTTTATTTGTCCTTGATTCGCCCAATTAACAATAGCATCCATTGTCGGGCTTCCGGCTTCGTTGTTAGTTGTAAATTCCATTACTTCTACTAACTCTGGTTTTCTCCTGTATATTTTCATTCTAATAAAATTTTGATTTTGTTTTCTGGCTTGTAACATGGTAGCCTTTGCAGATCTTACAGTAATATGTTCTCTTAGGAATGCGGCTCCGGCTGCTAGTGTGTTTACATTTCTCTATAACACGTCTGGCAGCTCCTTCGGAATCGTATGTTTCCTTATCACATATTGTTGATCTTCTCTGCAAGCTCTTCTCCTTTTATTATTTTTACGTCGGCACTGATACCGAATTGTTCTAAGAAAAACACTTTGTTCTCATAGGAATCAAATGAAATAGTGAAATATGGATCACCCTCATATATACTATTTTCCTTAACTGATTCTTTCACTTTTTTAACAGCATCAATCTTTTCCTGTCTTTCTTTAGCGTCTGATTCAGCTCTTTCCATTTCTGAAACACTGGTTTCTGGCATTGAGATGGAGTTATCTAGTTCTTGCGTAATGGACTTTTCCTTTTTTGATGCTTGAGGCTCGAAAGTGACAATATCTATTTCTACTGGCTCCGGCGTTTCTATTTCAATAAATGACATGTCAACATCGTCTAATCCTGCAAGCTCAACATCAATATCTGGAATCATTAGAGCAAGTTTTGCATAATCATATTCGCCTTGAACACTTTTGCTATTCATAAATATATTAAGCTCCTTTTCCCTTTTTTCATCTACATCAATTATCTCTACCTTGATTTGGTAATTGTTTTGACCTGATTCAGGGTTATATTTATTTACTTCGTCAGCAATGCTTACTCTTTGGTGTCCTGACACAATATTTCCAGTACGCTCATTTACCACGATTCCACCTAACAACCCATTTTCCTTAATATTTTTTTTTAAAGCCTTTCTTGCTTCATCCGAAAGCTTCCTAGGGTTATATGAAGCAAAATTTATATCAGATCGATTTAAAACCTTTGTTTCCGATTGTTTTATTTTATTCTGCATAAGTTTTGTTTTGAATAATTCTAGAAATAGTACATCGATTTACTTTGTATTTTTCAGCTACAGATTTATAAGTATCTTCACCTTTTATGAAATTTTCTCTAATTTCCTTTATTTGTAGTTCTGAAAATTTAGAATTTTGGGAATTGACACCTTTTTTAGCTTCTTTAAGTCCCGTATTATACGCATGCTGAATATTTTCACTTCCATTTACCCATTCTAAATTTTCAATAGAATTATTTAGCTTAACTCCGTCAATATGGTTTACAAATGGCTTATTTTGCGGGTTTGGTATAAAAGCATTGGCAATAAGTCTATGTATGAAATAAGCTTTCTTACTTTTCTTCCCTTCTTTTACTTTAGCTAAAGAAGCTTTTCTATATCCGCAATGGTTTGTAAAAACAGTTATATTGCATCCTTTTATTGGCATTTTAGATAATCCTCTCATTACAATTCTATCTAAAGATCTAACACGCCCTAGATTAGAAATTTCATAACTACCTTCGTAGCCTACTACAGGCTTCCAAATTTCATTATTGTTCATCTTGTTTTTGTTTAATTTGGTATTCATATTCAAAAATTATTCGTTCAGCATCTGGAAACTCGGCAATAATCTTCGTCAAGTCTTCCGGAGCATTGTTTTTACACCACATTAGAAAGCCGATATCATCAATAGCTGTTCCTTGACTTTTAGCATTACCCAGCTTTGAGTATTGTAAAGGCTTTATTAGCCTCTGTTTTTCGATATATGCTAAAACTTCTTTGTTTTTCCAGAGAGAAAGTGGATATATCTTCTTTGTTTTCTCATTTGTGATTTCATCATCATAACTACGAAGCATTAAACGACGATTCATACTATCGGCCATTTTAAAGCCGTATATCTGCCACTCTATGCCGGTTTCTTCAACAACCTTGTCAGCAATCTTTGATAAGGTCCAGTCTGAATATCCTACCTGCTCAGCACCATAAAAACCGTGTTTTTTGAGATTATAATATGCGTAATGGGGTGTTTGTATAAATTGACAATTTGGGTAGCGTTTTTCTGCCCATTTGATGTACCTATTGATATGATCAAGGTCTTTAACCATATACATAAATACACACTGAATAAACTTAAAATGAGGCGAAAGCATTTCGAGTAATGCGATGCTATCTTTACCAGCTGCAGAATGAAACAGCAAAACCCTGTCTGTTTTTTCAGACAAGGTTTTAATGCTGTTCATTGTAGGAGTCAATAAGTTCATTATTGTCTTGTTCTAATACGAACTCTTGGCCTTGCCCCCGCACTTCTTCTAAGACTTCTTTGAACTGCACCTACAGCTCTACGGTCTCTTTTTACACTTGATTCTGCCATTGCTTTGAATTTAAATTAAAATCTACGACCTAATGTTCTAAATGCTCTTGCTCTGGACTGTACACTTCTGACTCTGAACCTAGGCCCAGTGCCTCTTGCTATTGCCCTAGATCCGACTGTTGATCTAGATCGTTTATTACTACTCTCTGCCATTGCTTTAAGTTTTATTGGTTATATCATATTAACAATTAATTTTTTCGAGAATTTCACCCAGAACAATAACGAAATTGCAATTTTCAGATGTCAATACGTCACCTGCGTCTTCGTCGTGTTCAATTATTACATCTTCGCATTTTACGATCATTTTCGGGGCCTCTGGTGCGTAACCAAGTTGAAAACGAATAGTATCGTATTTCTTCGTGTCGACCAGATCACCTTCTTTATCAATTACCCCCAACCTGGTAATATAAAAATCTGTAAAATCGCGATATTCTTCTTTTTTTTCGCCTGAAAGTATTTTATCAAACCATTCTTTAGTTAAGACTAAATACAGCTCGTTTTTTGCTTCTTTGATCTTTTTAGACATATTAATATTTTTTAAAGCGTTCAATAATATCTATCAATACGAAACGGTCGTATTTGAAGTTTTTTAATTTGCTCATCATTTCGAGCTGGTCAAACCGTTCTTGACCTATTTTTTTGATCAGATTTTCGCGATAGGGTATCAGGTTACCATGCAAATGCAGATTGCATTGTATGCATTGTGATGAAATATTATCTAAATCAAACCTAACAGAACCGTAATTACCCCTACTGAAGTAATGACCCGCGTTACATTGCTCTTTTGACTTCATTTTTTGACACGAAATACATACAAAATCGCCTCGGTCATTTATCTGATCTCTTTTTCTGACATAAGCGTTCACAACTTCTTGCGCTTTTTCAATAAGAGCGCCAAGCTTTTTAGTCTTATACTTTTGTATTGTCTTTGCTTCGATCATAACTTATACAAATATAATAATTTATTTGCTTTTTATTAGCTATTTATTTAAAAAGCGGGTTTTACCCCGCTGTTATTAAATATTTTGTTCAATATTTTTATCTGTTCAGTTCTGCTGAACATCTATTTTAAATGAACACCGTATCTGCTTTTTAAATCAGATTTCAATTTTTCAACAGTAATCTGAAACGTATTGTATCTACCTTCTTTAATTCTTGAAGCACGTTCTTGCCATTTTTCGATTGCTTCTAATTTTTTTTCAAAATCTGAAATCAAGTCATTGATAAATTTTCTGTCTTTGCAGTATGCAGACCAAATCTCATCACCAATCATTAAACCGCCTTTTTCAAGGGTTTCATTATTAAAATAATTACCCTCAATCATTAAAAAAAATCTTGAAGCCTTACTCACCCCAAATTCTTTTCTTGCAGACTCTGTATTGAATTCGCAAATTTCAAATTTAAAACCATCAATAAAAATAGTTTCTACTACTGGTGCAACTGTGTAATGTGGGTGTGTAAGTGTATTCATAATCTTTATATTTAAAGGTTAAATGCTTTTTCAACTGAAAGTACACCAGTGTATATTTTATGCTTTGTGTTCAATTCATTTGCTTTTAATAATGCAGCTTCAGAATTAGGGGCTAAAACTTTTGAAGTTGTCTTGATGCCGTTTTCTAAAATGATGTAAGTTGTCATATCGTTTTGTTTTAATTGTATATTTAAAATTATACTACAAATGTAAAATGTTTATTTTTAAATGAACAAACTTAAATGTTAAATTTTTGTTAAATGTTTAAATTAAAATAAACATTAGCATAATATCGTATATTTGTAAATAAATTATAAGTATATAAATAGCTTGTATTATGTTAGATATAGAAAGAGTATTAAAAGAAAAAAGTATAAGCAAGGCTAAACTTGCTGAATTATTGGAAGTAAACAGGAGTTATGTAACTAATGTTTTAAATGGAAACAATCCGAATTTATCTACTTTAACCAGAATAGCTGATGCTTTAGAGGTTGAAGTAAAGGATCTGTTTCGATCCAAAAAGGAGAAACAAGAAGTGCCGTTGTACACAAAAGACGAATCCGGGAAAGAAATAATAATTGGATATTTAAAGAAATAATATATGTTACTAACCGACAAAGAATACATGCAGCTTAGCACAATCCTAGAAATTATCGCAAGAATTGTTGGAGAAGGCTTCAAAGGAAGGGATGGCTTTACCAAAAAAGCTAAACAATACATTAAAAACACCGAAATTGAAATTGCAACAGTGATTAAAGTTGCTGGGCGTTTGGAGTTGTTTTTAGAGTAAAAAAATAAGGGGCTAAATTGCCCCTTTTATTTCCTGATAAAATAATTCTTAATAATCCCGGCCAACATAATACCCAAGCAAAAGAAAGTCGATAGGATTAACCTCGGTATCTTCTTTTGGCGTAAAAATCAAAGATGATGAGTAAGTACCTGGAATATATTTGATATCATATTTTTCTGATATTTGCTTTCCGATACTATTTGTCTCTAAAGCATCTTTAAAAGCTTCTATCTGGTCGTTCTGAGATACGTGCTTAAATTCTTTCATGTTGTAAAATTAAATTTGGACTTCTTGGTTCTCTTGTGGGTTTCCGTATTTTGAATTGTAAATCTCCACAGCCTTTTTAATTGCTGCTTCGGTTGCTTCTTGGCGGGAATTGAAATAGGGTGAAAGCCATTTATCAC